AATAAAGGCGTACCTCTTGGTAAAGTTACTGTCTTTGCCGGAGAGTCTGGATCAGGCAAGTCATTCATTTGCTCAGGAAATCTAGTACGACACGCTCAAGAGCAAGGCATTTATGTCGTACTCGTTGACAGCGAAAACGCACTTGACGAGGCATGGCTACATGCACTTGGTGTTGACACTAGCGAAGACAAGCTACTAAAGCTTAACATGGCAATGATCGATGACGTTGCTAGGACTATTCACGAGTTCATGAAGGGTTATAAGACTATCCCAGACGGCCCCGAAAAGCCTAAAGTTCTGTTCGTTATTGACAGTCTTGGTATGTTGCTCACTCCAACTGACGTAAATCAGTTTGAAGCGGGCGACATGAAGGGTGACATGGGTCGCAAGCCTAAGGCATTGACAGCACTTGTTCGCAACTGCGTAAACATGTTCGGTAATCATAACGTTGGATTGGTTGCTACTAATCACACTTATGCTTCACAAGATATGTTTGACCCAGACGACAAGATTTCAGGTGGTCAAGGCTTTGTCTACGCATCAAGTATCGTAGTTGCGATGAAGAAGCTAAAGCTTAAGGAAGACGAAGACGGCAATAAGATTTCGGAAGTCAAAGGCATTCGTTCTGCATGTAAGATCATGAAGACGCGATATGCAAAGCCTTTTGAATCAGTTCAAGTTAAGATTCCATATGAGACTGGCATGAGTCCCTATTCAGGTCTGGTTGACTTGATTGAAAAGGCTGGCATGCTGGCTAAGGAAGGTAACTCACTTGTTTACACTCGTCTCGATGGTACAATCATCAAGAAGTTTCGTAAAGGCTGGGAGCGTAATGACGATAGCTGTTTGGACACTGTTATGACAGAGTTTGAACAGAAGTCAGCCAAGATCGCTCCTATCATGGTCGAAGAAGAGGATTCAGCAGAATGAGTCTAGCACTGGTTAATGAAATCTGGAAACTTCTCAAGGTTAGCATTGAAGCAGGTGACACAAGTGGTGCCGCAGAGATATTAGTCAACTATCTAGTTGAGGAAGACTACTCTCCGGCTGAAATTAAGCAGGTATTTCGTAATGATACAAACATTAAGAAAGCACTAGATTACTATTTGGAAACGCCAGAAGATGGTCTTGTCGAAGTCAAGCATGATCCATATGAATATGAAGATGAAGACGAACTATACTTTGATGACGAAGACTTTGACGACACGTACTGATGGCGTGGTACAGTAGAGTCTCACAAGATTTAAGTGTACTCCCTGATTTTATCTCACACTATGAAGGTGAGATACAGTCAGCAAAGGGCGATGTCAAGGTATATGGCAATGTTGAAAAGAACATTGCTGCCCTTCCAGGAATAGCTGAGTATCGTTTCAATCAACTACAAGAGATTGAAGCGGTACTCAACTTTCTTAACATACAACTACGAAAGATTCGCAGGAAGCACTTTCAGAAATATTTAGAGAAATACAATCGTCAACTATCAAGCCGTGATGCCGAAAAATACGTAGACGGCGAAGATGAAGTGGTTGACTTTGAAGTTTTGATCAATGAAGTCGCATTGATACGAAATAAGTTCTTAGGCGTCATGAAGGGACTAGATAGTAAGAACTTCATGCTAGGACATATTGTCAGACTTAGAACAGCTGGTATGGAAGATATTACAATCGGATGAACACATAATGAATAATGCATACGTAGTCGGCTATGGAATGATTGATTCGTTGGGGAACAATCCAAAAGATTGTTTTCAACGAATGTTAGATGATAATGATTATTCTTCCGACATCCCGTCAATGCTTGAAGAAAATCTCAAAGTTTATCGAGGTTATCAAGTAGATGAATCCACGTTAGTACTTCCAGAAGGCTGGAGTAATAAGGGAGTTAACTTGTCCCAAAAACTTGCTATGCATTCTGCAATGCAAGCATTGGAAATGGCAAATCTTCCTCATAGTAGTAATGTTGCAGTTATCTATAGTACAACTACGGTCATCGATGAAGCATTAGAAGAGTTTTTTCCCAAACTGATTGCGAACAAAAGGATAAACCCTCGCACTGTAATCAATCGTATTCCTGATATGACGGCTGATCATATTAGCAGCTATTGGAAGTTTATGGGAGTAAGTGCAGCGGTACTTGGTTCCTGTGCAACAGGTATATTATCGATTGATTATGCAATGCGTCTATTAGACGAATATGACTATGTAGTATGCGGTAGTGGTGACGCAGGAACCTTTCGTGTTGCAATGAAAAGTTTTTCTTCAGGCGGCGCATTGGGAAACAATAGCAAACCATTTGACGATGACCGAGAGGGTTTCGTTATGGGGTCAGGCGCGGGGGTATTGATTCTTGCATCAGCTAAGAGCGTTGAAAAGTATGGTTCAAAAGTTTATGCTACATTGTATCCTGCAGGACTCGCTAGTGACGCATATGACCAAACGTCTCCTGCCGCAGATGGTCGCGGATCACGGTTAGCACTATCCAAAGCAACAACAAGTAACGTTACAATCGATGCCGTATCTGCTCATGCTACTAGTACCCCGACAGGAGACATTATTGAATACGCTTCGATAACTGACTATTTCGGAAATATTCCTATCTATGCACCAAAATCTAAGATAGGTCATGCTCTAGCAGGTTCTGGCATGGTTGAAACGATCTATGCTATCGAGTCGATGACTGCTGGTATAATTCCTCATATACAAAACCTAAATAATGCATCGATGGATACGCATAACTGTTTAGTACGTACTAACACGCCTTTCGAAGATAAGCCTACATTACGCACTCTTAATAACTCATTTGGGTTTGGTGGAAAATGTGCATCGCAAATTATTGAGGTAACAAGGCATGATTTCGGTTGACTTCGTTTGTTCGTTTTGATAGATTGAATCATAGACAGAAACACACAAACGGAGCTACTCACATGACTCAGTTCTCAAAAGAAAATCTCAATGACTCTAACGGCTGGCTCTCTTACGGTCCTGAGCGTAAGTTCGTTGCGAACTTCTCAAAGCGTGGTGGTGGCAAGGCTGAGTTCGTCAAGTTTTTGATCAAGTACTTTACCGTTGAAGAGTACTTCGAGATGTATAACGCTGGTAAGCCCCCTCTCGCTATCGTTCAAGAAAAAGGGTATGTTCTTCCTCACATCAAGAAGATGTTGAAGCAACGCGGCTTGCCCCAGTCTCAAGCAGGCTTGACTATGATGATTCAGCAAAATATCGTAATGCGAGCCGCATAAAACGGTTGACATCGGTTACCCATTTTGCTATATTGAATCATAAACTGAAACAAGGAACATACCATGAACTACGATTTTCCGATTATCAATAACATCTCGGATGTGTTGCCAGCAATTGAAGGTCGTGACGAGTTCACGGTTGCTCAAAAGGATGGCTACACTGTCATCAACTACAATGTTATGTTTGAGGATACTTTTCCTCCCGTGAAAGTTGCTGGAGGTTCTGCTAAGATGCGAGCCGAAAGGTCTCGTCATAACGTCCTGCGTCGTGAATGTCGCGGCATCATGTTTGACTCCGTGACTGGCGACATCATCCGTCGTCCTTTTCATAAGTTCTTTAATGTGAATGAAAGGGATGAAACTCAAGATCACAATATTGATATGTCACAGCCTCATGTTATCCTTGAGAAGCTGGACGGTAGCATGGTCGCTCCATTCTATGCGAATGATTTAATGCTATTTGGAACGAAGATGGGTGCTACTGATGTAGCGAAGCCTGTTGAAGCCTTTGTTAATGCAAATCCAAAGTATATTGACTTTTCGCGAAACCAGATTGAAAATGGGTTTACTCCTATCTTTGAATGGTGCTCGCGTAAGCAGCGTATCGTTTTAGATTATCCTGAAGATCAGTTGATCTTGACTGGTCTCCGTCATCTTGAAACTGGTGAATATGTTTATTATGACGGTTTTGCTAGACTAGGAAAGGCTATGGATATCCCAGTTGTCCGTGCGTTTGACTCTCGTTCGGATATGAAGGAGTTCATTGAGTACACTCGTGATCTAGAAAACCTCGAGGGCTTTGTCGTTCGCTTTGACGATGGCCACATGCTAAAGTTAAAGTGTGAATGGTACCTTCAGATTCACCGTGCAAAGGAAGCGATTCTACAAGATCGTAACATCGTTGAGTTGATCCTTGATGAACATTTGGATGATGTGAAGCCTCACCTGCTTCAGGAAGATCGTGATCGTATCAACAAGTTTGAGAATGATTTCAATCAAGCGATCATGAAAATATCAACTCACGTCCTTGACAAGATAGTCAAAGATGTTCGTGGCTTGAAGATTTCTCGTAAGGACTTTGCTCTTGTCGTGTCTACTGTTGGCAACCAAAAAGGCGTTAACTATATCGCTCCTATCATCTTTACTCTTTGGGATACTAATCCTATTGAGTTGAGTGATGTTGATGAACAGGTCCGCAAGATGGTACGCAAGTACCTGAATAAGATTGCGAGGTACGAAGAGATTCGTGCTGCGTGGTTCCCTAATGTAATCTATAACATCTAAACACCCTTAAAGGAAAAAGACAATGGCTACCGCACTAGAAACTATTAAGTTCGCTGAAGGCAAGCTCCTTGCTGCTAAGACATACTTCCCTGGCAGCAATGAGATTGCTCGGTTGGAATTCATCGTTGAGGATCTGAGGTCCAAGTTGACCCCAGAAGAACTCATTCAGCATACTACTAAGGTGGTCAAGACTGAAGCCGATGTAGAGGCCGAGCGTATTGCTACTGTCAAGTCAATGAACGAGAACCGAGATAAGCCTAGTATTTAGGCACGATTTCGGTTGACATCATTTACCCGTTTTGCTATATTGAGTCATAGATTGAAAAGGAAATGAAGATGAAAAAGGGCGAAATGCTAAACAACATGCTTCTGCTAGCGACTAC